CGCTTATTTCATCAAATCTTTGAATATTGATATTTGGTTTGATATACTTTGTGCCGTGTATGTTGTCTTTGATTCCGGAAAATTTATCTGACTCATGTAAGTAATGAACTGTGCAATTTTCGAATCTCTTGTCGTCGAGATTCATCACGGTAATTGCCGGGCAAGTCATAGAATAATCAATTCCTGCAATTTTGTTCATTTACACATGTATTTATTCGCTAAAAACAAAACCCGGGATATCCCGGGTTTTGATACTGTTCTTAAAACTCAACGTTTCAACTATTAGAACACTAACTGCAATTGGGTTCTAATGACAAACTGACCATCCTTGGAACTATTCGACCATCCAGTGTTCGCAGTGTTGATTGATGCATCGATTCCGTTAAATGCATAACCAACATCGGTAGACCATCGTACTGACTTACCATACAAGTAACGGTGAACACCAACAGTGGCTACATTCAAACTATCTGCATACGCAGACGAATCTGCATATTCAAATTGAGTGTACGGTACCCACTTTTCGGACACTTTATAACTGACCTGAGCAACTCCGGAATATACGGCAGACTGCTTATCCTGCTTGCTGTAGTTAACCGAGAAATTTGTGTTGAATCTGGAAAAATTCCATGCAACATCTCCGGTAGCAACATAGAAATCATCTTCCCAGTGCAAACCGGCTCCGGTTGCCAATGTATTCGATTCTGTTTCGTACAACTTAGCCTGAACTCTTGTGGTAACTCCGTAGTTGTTGTTGGATGGGTTCACTGGGGTATTTGAACGATTCCAACCATCAGTAAACGCAATCGAGGCATTTGCTGCCGATCCCAGATCAAACGACCCTTCAATTCCTTGGGTAAAATCTTGCCCGAAGGTGTTGGATACAAGTGTGCGTTCCACGGCGAAAGAATTAGATTCTTCGAGGGAAGCTTCTGCATTAAAGGCCGGGCGGAACTGACCAACTTTCAAGTTAACCGCACCGTAATTTTGAGACACAAATGCCTCCTCAAGTTCAAAATTTCCAGAGTCATCAACTTCTGGAGAAATCTGAAACTTGGCGTCACCAATCTCACCCCCGAAATTCAATTGCGTGCGAGGCAAAGAAAATCCGTACTGATCGGATACAGAATCGCTATTGTTGTAGGTATAGCGAAATTGGGTAAATCCACTAAGTTGCAAACGCGAATCACTGCGCACGAACGATTGGTGCGTATCGACCTCGCGAACGAATTCCCTTCGTTCAAAACCATCGCGAGGTGGCTTTTGGTGCGTATCGACCTCGCGAACGAATTCCCTTCGTTCAAAACCATCGCGAGGTGGCTTTCCGACAAGATCACCCATGGTTGTCGAAGCGACCATCAAAGACGCCATCATAACACCGATATATCTGAATACTCTCATTACTATCCTTTCTAAAAAAAACTAGAAACTACTTGCTCTTTTTGTAATCGACGGGGCAAGCTCCGTTGGAACAGTCTATATGTTCTTTACCAATATCTTCTTCAATACTGACGATATTAGTTATAAGGTCGTTCAGTTGTTGCAAACTGATGGGTTCTTCCGGCTGATACTCATATGACGTAGTATCTTCCTGAGGCATAACCGAACAGCAAGCAATTGTACTCTGGAATTTAGGGTACAACGAACTGAACTCTTTATATGATATACGAGCCGGATCATATTTCAAGGTGTATGATATCTGATTTCCTGCCGGTTCCGAATCATTAGGAACCTTGTTTCCGTGAATCCAATATTTTTCTCCGAGTTGTAGCCACTTATATTGCTCTTCTGGAGTTGCCACCGCGGCAGTTATCAGTTTATCTTCAAGACCTAATTTAGTTATTTCTGGTTTTGTAGGAAATCCAACAATCGTAGTTCCTTCATATGTTCTTAACACCCGATGTGGATAGCCGGCCTTGACATATTTACCAACAAGCGGATCATCATTTCGAAACTGAACCCAACGCAAATATGCGGCCATAGAAGGCAAATGCCAGCCTTCAGTGAGTCCGTGAATTTTCGAAATCGTGCCGCTAGGTTTGATTGTCAGCGCCGTATGGGGTACTTCGACCCCAAGTTTTTTGCTGTATTTTACTGCTTCGTCACGCACGGCGTTTGACAATCGAGATATGGCTGCCCAAAAATCTTTAGAGACATTTTCGTTCAGCAAATCGCGAAAAGATAGCCCAAAGAATTTCCAAGCAAACTCGTGTACTCCGGTCAAACCAATACCAATGCGGTTTGTGCGTTTGACTTCGCGGTGAAACAGCGAATCCATTAAATTTACCCGAATCATTGCCCGGGTTGCAACCCGAACTGCTTCTTCTGCTTCATCTAATGTGTCGGCGTGATATGGCACTACATCGCATATGACACAAAATGCACCAAGAATGAATAAGCAAATTTCGGAGCAAGGATTAACTCCCATAGGAAATGGATGCTTCAAAACTTTCTTAGCAATTTTTGCAAGCATCAATTTTGTTTCATCGTTAACGGTGTACTTTTTGGAAGAAACGTAATCGCCATCAACATATTTTTCTATGCCTTTATTGCGAGCCGCCAACTTATGCTGATTGATAATACCTGGTTCTCCGGTACCATCAGCATACGCACACTCCATCAATTTGGCCAAAACTTTGCGAGCATGTACGGCAAGTTCTTTTTGTTCTTTGTCCAATTTTTTGATTGCACTAGAAGAAAGTTTGGTTAGTCTCCAAAATTCTTCGTCGACCATAACCGAGTTATTAGACGACCACAAAAACGAATTAAGTGCGGGTAAGCCTTTTTGCTTTCGTTCATTTCTTATTGCCAAAACTTCATCAACAGTTTTTCCGTGGAACTCTACCGGGCGTTTGACCTCGATGAATTCCAAAATTGATTTGTTGCGCCAAGATTTCCAAGACATACGAGCAGCACGCCTTGCTCCTCCGACAAGTACACACTCGGAAAAATAGTGGTCGATATACATCGCCTGTAGCCAAGGAGCAAGATTCGACCCCTTCAAACTTGCGGCTTTCATAAATGCGTTCATTAACGGAACCGGACCACTGGCAGGGCGATCTTGCATACCACCGATCGGTGCACCTTTAGCTCGAACGTCGGAAAAAACAAGAATCAACATCTTGTCTTTGTGAATTTTTTCGAACGCCGCAGTTTCCCACGTTTCGAAAGCCTTAGCCCATCCTTCCCGAGAATCCGGCACACGAAACCACAGGGTGTCTTTACCTTGCCCGTACTTATGTAAAGCGTCTCTTTCCGATTCATGTGCAGAGTAATCAAAATCGGGATGGCTATCGCTCAACACACAACGCAGAGAAGGAGCATGATCCCAATTTACAACCATCAATTCATCGTCAAAACACCGCCCAACACCCGAACCGTTTAGTAGCAAGAAAAACGAAACAAACGAAGAAGCTGCATGAGAACAGTTCGTAAAAAGTTCCATGTTTCTTTTTGGCTGATTTTTATCGCCATGCTGCAAATGTCTTCCCGACATCATTACTGTTGCTTTGGCGATATGTCTTTTGAGTATTTCTCTCTCTGATTCCATTTCATTCGGAAACGGACTTAGCAAAGAATTTCCCAAAGAAACTCTATCCGCCACATCTAGCCAAGATTCCCATATACCATTATACTTGCGCAAAATGGTTCTTTGTGCCACAGCGGCACCCATGCCGGCTATCGGCTCTCGGACTATCAAATTACTTTCGCTCATCTCGTTAATCTCCAGATTCAATTTAGGTTGCATATTTAGTTCGATTGCATGATGCTGTCGATTTTATGCAAAAATTCATCATACTCCCTTTTGCCAATTCCGTAACTTTCGGGAGAACCTAAAGCACCGGTTTTTAACACATAATCCCGCAACATTTTTGCATCGGTTTCGGTTATAGTGTAAGATTTCAATACGTACGTTTCAAATGCCTCGAAACAAATTGGAAACTTCGGGCGGACAAGTTGATACATCGCGTTCGCATAATCACGAACCTCTTGTTGTGCGTGAGTGTCCAATCGTAACCGCAAAAAATGCATTAGATTGTGTATGTCCATTTGCCAAACAACCGCGGTATAGGTGCTTTGCGGCAAACACATTCTCGCCAATTCGCGAGATACTCCACATTCCAATCGATGCTTATATTCGTCGAAGGCTATTTCTTCGGCAGTCTTGCCTACATCGCAATATCCAGTACAATATTGCTTTGGAATATAAGATAGCAATCCATCGCTACCTTGTTTATTCGTCGTGCTTTGTTTGCGCCATTCCTCTGGTACGTACCACTCTTCGGGCATTTCGGAATATCGACCGGAATATTGATTCAATTTGGCCGTACGATGTCGCACAATTTGACCATGAATCGCCAAAGGCAATTTGAGCATAAAGGTGGCGCAACATTGTTCGAATGGGCTTGTATGCTTGTTTCGCAGCAAATAACGTATCAAGTTAATGTCGTCTTGTACCGTTTTGGTTCCTTTTCCATATGAAATTCTTGCTGCTTCGGCTACTGTAGAGTCCGTCCCGTAAACAGATTTCAATAGCACGTAACCTTTATCCAAAACACGAATAGCATTAGGATCGTTTTTAATCTGTTCCCACTGTGGTATTTCGCTCATACTTTTTTCCAATTGTTAAACCGAATTTTAGCGGTCAGCCCTTTATATGTACACGATTCAATCAATTTTTGCGGATTCATCCCGGCCAAAACCATGTCGTTAATATCTTTTTGTTTTAGATCATTCGGCCAGATAACGATTGAATAACCTTCGTCGATTCTACGATTCATTCTAGATACTATTTCTTCGTTTCTGGGTTCGTTGTCATAAGCAAAAATCGTATTTGAAACATCAAATGGCAAAGACTTTAGATCAACATCACTTCCGGATAACGCCCAAGCATTGCGCAAAAACAGACTATCAATTGGGCCTTCTACCGCATAGTTTCTTACGGAAAAATTTACGGCATCCATACCATAGATTTTTGGAGTAGTAATACCTTCTTTTTTGATCGTTAGATAGCGAATACCCAGACAAGGGCGAATAAACAATCTTCCCTGAATCGCAAATAAATTCTTGTCGCAATCAAAATAAGGTAATACCAACCTAGGTTCTGATTTGAGTTGCCCTTCTTCTATCGTGCTGTCGAGCGATCTGGCCAAAGCGGCAAAATCATCCGTATAGTATAGTTTTTTCCAAGCAGATTGCGGTATTTTTCTGCCATCGACATACCCAACCGCAGGATGATTTAATGGCAGACTGTCAACCCTTTTGCATAACGTAACCAGACAATCGGGTACTACCCTGATCGTTTTAGGTGGCAAAATTGCAACTTTTGGAAGAGTTTCTTGCACTCGACCAGTCGCATTGGCCATGAAATTTTCTTTGATGTACTCTCGAAACAAAAGAGAGTCCATAGATTTCAACAGTGTAGAGAACCTAGAACTATATCCGCAGTTGTGACATTTGGCGATATACGATCCTTTATACTCAAACAGATAGAACCTCTTTTTGTTTAGGTTCTTTTTCGAGTCGCCACATTTAGGGCACCTACACACCGCCAAATTCTTGGTTTTCCACTGAAACTTCGACAATTTCGGCGAAAGCAAATTGATGTACTTGTAATCGATATAATAATGAGTGGTCGCCATCATGCAAAGAATGACTCCAAAGAAGATCGAGGTTCAATAGACCATTTTTTGACTTCCAACAAAGAAATCAGAGGATCAGAAAACGTTTTGCTGTATTGTAAATCTCGATCCGCGTATTCTTCCAAACAAAACTCTTTAGGAATCTGCGAAGGAGGAAAAGAAATAACGGTGTTGTGTAATGGGTTCGGAATCTTCAAGTACAGAAACTTGATCTTGTCTCCGTCAGATATCTTAGTGTACTTATTCGCCAGACCAAGTCGATCGATCGTGCTATTATAAATCAACGCACCCTTGACGGCGATAGGCGTTCCTTTGGCATATATGCTGTTTGGGTCAGCATATTCCTTCATCCCATTAATTCCGCGAGGAAAAGATATATCAATCAGAGGAGCCGCGGCGAAGTCGCGCCGGAATTTCTCTAGAAACTTATGCAATGCCGCTTCATCTTCGTTGAGAATGATTCGAATTGCTTCCTTAAGGCCATCACGACATATTTTGGGAGTAGAAGAACGTTGAGTTTCCAACCCGGTAATTTTGATTTTTGGAGTTTTGTAGCGAACGCCTTCTGAGTCCCACACCTGCAAACAGTATCTCTTTTTAGCAGTCCACAATGCACGATCAGCAATTACTTCTCTCTTCATTTCGAGAGTTTGCTCTTTTGCGTTCAAATACTGGTATAATTCGGCAAACCGCGAAGTAATGTATGGCTGTAGATACTTGTTGCAAAACTTATCCATAACATCAACTATCTTTTCTTTTGGCGTCGATCCCGGCAAAGTTTTGACGAGAGGTTCCAGATTCAAATAACAAGAGTCTGTATCGGAACCGATAACATAATCCACGCCATTTGTTTTGAATGTCACATTAAGATACGCATTAAGATACTTCTGAATCCATTGAATAGCTAACTGACCAGTCATAGTAATTGCTTCGGCTTGATTGAGATCGAAATACCGAAAGTATTGGTTACCCAAAGCACCGTATGCACTGTTAAGACTGATTTTGGCAGCCATCTGCTGAACGTCGAATTGTACTGCTTCTTTACGATACTTCGCTTCATCCGAAGTTGACAGATTAGGTTCTTCTAATTTTTTCTTGGCATCCAACATCTTTTTCTTGAAGACTTTTCGACGATTGAAAAATTTCTCCATGAGTTCAGGAAGAAATCCCTTAACCTCCCTACGAAAACACTGCCCATTAGCGCCAACCGACAAATCGAGAGCGACCGCGGCGGACAGATCACATTTTTTCTCCAAGAGATCATTTACAGTAACCTCAATTTTGCGATCTACAATTGTATCCGGAGAAATATTGAGAAAACGAATAAGATTGGGATACAGAGAGGCCAAGTCAAAACTTACGATCCATTTATACTCACCAGGTTTTGGGTCCTTGACATACGCGCCGGCATATTGTTCATCTTTTCCGGAAGACCTCTTCAAAGGAATAGCAATTTTTTTCGCATTAAGATGGTTGTAGATCAACATATCCCAGGTGCGAACTTGGCTAAACACATCAACGTAGTTAATTCCGGCAGTGTATGCCATCGAAACGTGCAAAGACAAAAAGTTGAGTTTATCTTCTAGTTGCTCGACCAATTCTGCATCATGCAAATTGTACAGGGCAAACAACTGATGGTCTTTTGTGTAGAATTCTCGAAAATAATCGTATTTGTCGGTCCATGGAATTTTTCTTTTGTTCAACTCGGCATTAGCAATGTGATCGAGAGTGTATGATTCCTGTGGGCTTAGACTGTATTTTCGATACAATTCCTGATAGTCTAAGGTATCAATTCCCTCAATGGCATAAACCTCTGCGATCTTGCCTCGCACTTCAACCTGATCGTACGTAATCTTATTCCATGGAGAAAGACTTTTCGCCTTATCTTCACCAAACAAAACACCAATACGGCGAATCAGATATGGAATGTCGAAGAAACGAATATACCATCCAGTGATAATATCAAGATCGATCGTTTTCCAAACACCAATGAAATCGAGCAATAATTCTTTTTCAGTTTGGTGCAATCGATACTCAACTCCAGCAGGCAAGACGGCCGGCTGCAAACCAAAAACATATCTCTTGTCTTTACACAACAGAGTAATGAGATTTACTCTCTCGTTTGCTGTTTCGATGTTTGGGAAACCTTCTTCCGATTCAGTTTCGATATCGATCGTTCCGACGCGGATTGTGTTGAAGTCGTAAGTCGTTTCCTGCCCGGGAGGGGTTAAACTAGCAATGTATTGATAAATCCACTGTGTATTTCCATATATCTCGAAATTATCCACACCCTCATATGTCTTCAGAAATTCTTGGCATTCCGACATAGTTCCCGGAGACATAGGATAGACCAATTTGCCTTGAATGGTTTTCCACGGGTCTGCTTTGGTTTTGCTCGCACCCGTAACATACAGCGTAGGCAAAAAGCTTGTTCTATATTGAACTCGCTTGCCATCTGCATCATATCCACGAAACAAAATATCGTTGTGTCTACGGGAAACGTTTGTGTAAAAACTCATGATTTTTTGAACTTATCCTCTGCTGTGCCCTTCAAAAATTCATCGGGATGATAAAACGTTCCAGGCTTCGGTAAATCATTGACCTGATCGCTCAGAAGCCCACGTTCTATTCTTTCTTCATGATCCATGAGACAAAATGCGTTCCATGCGATAGCTGCGAGATGGTCTTCCGATCGATCTCCACCCAAATAACAAAAAGTATGTCTAAGGATCGCCTCGACATACCTCGACATACTTAATCCACGTTCCCAATTTCGAGGCGGATACTTGCTTTTGACACCGTTTTCGTAATGTTTAGCAAGTCTATGTATACCATGAACAGAAATCAAATCGTATCGCCCTTTACCAGAACTATCCGAACGCAAAGCTCCACTGGTAAATTGTGCCATGGAATCTCCATGGTTAACAGAATCATAGCAAGGCATAAGATTAAACTCCTGTACTTCCGAAACCACCCTTGCGATCAGTTTTGTCGTCGAGTACTCGATAATCGACTTGCTGTAGACTATAGTTCAATACGGGCACCATTTCAAATTGGGCAATTCGATCGCCGTGCGAAATTTTCGCATCGACGGAAGAGGTATTGTGAACCAGAACATAGCACTGTTTGGTGTAGTCGGAATCGATAACGCCTTCGGCATTAGCAAGAGTAAGACCGTTCTTCAAAGCCAATCCAGAACGAATATGCAAACGAACAGAATATCCTTCCGGAATATCAAAAATATAACCAGTAGGAATCAACGCTCTATACCCAGGTTTGAGTACGATGGCATATCGATCCGAATCGAATGTCTTAAACGCACACAAATTATGAGAAACGTTGCTGTCGCTGTACGCCGACACGATCTGCGTCGAAGGTCCAAAATGTGCCCGAAGATCATAACAGGCAGACTGGGATGTTGCCTTGGTCGGTGCTTGCACCGTGGAATCAATACACATATATTTCAAAATACTCATAATATAACCCTTTCGTTTAACCCAATCGTTTAGGTTTTTTTCCGATAACGTACTTAGGTTCTAAAATCCAATCTGGTTTTTCTGTAAAAGTTAAGACTTTAATGTTGCTCAGGTTAGATTTAGTTTTTGCAATTTTTTCGGTTTGTATGATTTTAATCAAATTCCATTCTTGCAATAACTTTGCAATTGTGTTTCTTCTTTCTTCATCCTCCCCATCAAACGTAATATCGTTTCCGTCCAACCCGTAAAGTTCTTTGAAATGTACAATTGCATAGCGACCCTGTTTATGCAAAATGTGGCAACTTTGATAAAGAATTTTGTCTTTTTTGCTAGCGATGCCAATGCGGGAAAGTGTTTCTCGGATTTTAAGGAAATTTTGAGAAGAAATAATATCTACTTCTACCCCATAACCTCGGAAAACGTCATTCATAAAATAGTCCTATTTTGATATCTAGAACTATTTATGGATTACGTTCCGCCATATCCTGTTGTATACAATTGTAGCAATTGATTTTTATTTTGTTCGCTCATAGTTCGAAGGGCGTCCAGCGCCTTTGTGTAACTATAATCATAGTGATTCTTGACAATTTCCAACAACTGAGACTCTTCTGCTTTGGCCCATTTGGCGAACCTTTTCTTTTTTGTCACTGCGTAGCGTAGATAATCGTACTGCATTTTTGCAGGCATTTCGTGCTTTTGATTCATTGCCTGGGCATGAAAAATCGTATCGGCAAATTGAGACAATCCGCGGTTGACAAGAAAGGCATTGTATGCCTTTTCGTCTTCCGAAGTTTCGATTAGATTGTCTTTGCTGAAAGTAATGCTATTGATAAAGTCAAACGGATTCGTTGTCAAAGTAAATCCTCTTCGTCGGAATTTTCTGCTGTATCAGTCTCAGATCGTTTTCGCAGTTCTTCGACATGGTTGCTGGACATATCAATAATAAGACAAATAGGAATTCTAACCCATTGTTTGTTTTTACAATCCCAGAATCCCTTGTAATAGAAAGAATCAATCCAAGAAACACCAATCCAACGATCAATTGGCGGCGCTTCAACCGAATCATTATTCATTTCCAATTTCTTTTGGGAAATTTTCGTGTGTATTATTTTACCGGTTTCAGATTCATATGTTATGTCGATTTCTTTGGGGTATATCTCGTATAGTGTTTTCTCTATCCAATTACCGAGAAGAATTTCGCTGATGATATTCAGCGGGTCCTTTGTGTTTTCTTCATCGTCGATGTTCAAATTTCTGGCGCGCACAAAGTAATTCGATCTTGTTTCCAAAAATTTATTGCGCAATTCGGCCGCACGAAGGACAAACTCGTTGAATTTACAAGATTTTGATTTTCGAACAATCAGTAGTTCGTCTGAAAGTTGTCGAACGGTTTCGTCCGAAAGACCATTCATTTCACAAATATCGATTATACACAAATGATTTCTGTGAGCCTCTTTCATCTCGACCATGGTCATCGATGGAATGTATTTCTTCCAAATTTCCAAACATGGTTCGTTGTAGGTTTTCTCTAAGTCATATTTTTTGAACAACTGATGTGTCATAATGTTCAAGTCGTTCAGAGTTTGAATTTTGTGTTTGGTTGCCATCATTATCATAGTATTTATTTGAATGTCGCGTTAAGAAGAATTTCTGCCATGCAAGCGGCGAGGCAAATTTCCGGATCCGCACAGAAAGCCATCCGGTACTGATGTTCGCCTAGAATCATGATGACAGCAGGAATGGAAGCCGGCTCGACGTTCTGCGAAAGCCCGTCGTATATCTTACGAAAAATCGTCGCAGGTTCCATATCAGTATTCAATGAAATCCATTTACGTATTTCCGTGTAGTTTTTGGCTTTCATGGAATCGATCAAAGGTTTGATATCGAAGTCCGTATATCTGGATAAAATCCCAGAGTCAATTTGCCCAGAATTTGAATAGCGTTGCAACTCCCCCAAGACCCGCCGGTAATCCGGGAAGTACTTAACAACGACTTCCAAAAGAACCTTTTGATCGAAGGTGATATTCTCGGCTGTCAAAATCTCCTTCGCTCGCTCAAACATTTTCTTAGCCAGAATCGGCTTTTCTTTCGAAGGAATTCGAAAATCAATAACGGAGCATCGGGAATGAAGTGGTTCAATAATGCGATTCTTGTAGTTACATGTTAAGACGAATCGACAGTTGTTCGCGAATTCCTCAATAAATCCGCGCAAAGCAGGCTGGGTACTGGATGGGTTAAGATAATCCGCCTCATCCAAGATCACAGTTTTCTTGCTATTTGTCAGCGAAACGCTGCTGGCAAAATCTCGTACCGTCGTTCTCAAAGTATCGATGTTACCAGATTCACTGCCGTTAATGAACAGAAAATCCGAATCAATCTCCTTGCATAAAGCTTTGGCAACTGTTGTTTTTCCACAACCAGCAGTGCCCGAGAAAATCATGTTGGGAATTTCACCAGACCTAACTATAGACTGAAATGTAGATTCCAGGCCGACAGGCAAAATACACTCAGATATTTTTTGTGGGCGATATTTCTCGACCCACAAAAACTGTTCTGGGTTTGTCATAACTTATCCTTATCTCCGGAAAATCAGGCAATCTTACTATCGACTTCGACGCTCACAAAGTAGGAAACGACTGCTCCCTGCCAATTACTGATACCCTTTTTGCTGAGATGTACAGTGTAATCGCCGGGAATGAACTTAAGGTTTTCGATTTTGAAGAACACTTCAAACTCTGAATTTGAAACCTCTGGACCCGAATTGGATAATTGAATGGAATACTCATTTGACGTTGGGCTCTTTTTGTTGAGACAAGTCAAAATCAATTCTCCGGTATCGTTGGAACGCAAGCAAAGGTCGGAAACACCAAGAACGGCGGCCGCCTTCGAAATTTCTTCTAATTGTTCCTGGGTAATCTTGAAGGAAATATCCTTCGATGGCATTGCGATATCCCGCGTAGGAACATGCAACAATGATGGTTGAGTGTAGTAATACTTCACCTTCGACTTGCCGGGTGCTGCAATGGAGACAAACTTTTCTTCGAACTGCAAATCCGGATCTTTGAACAGAGAAATGATGTTCAAGAACTTTCGAAGGTCCCAAATTCCAAAAGAAACAGGAAACGATTCTGCGATACTGGCTTCTGCAAATATTCCATTATTTGCACTGATCGTCCGCAGCGGCTTGTCGGCGGTGAACATGACGTTAGAGTTAATTTCTGCAAAATTCTTCAATATAGTCAAAGTCTGTGTGCTAATCTTCATAATATATTCCTTTCATACTAAATTGAAACCCGTGTTGATGAACACGGGTTTCGTCTTCTCACTATAGAGCAATATTGCTATTAGTCGAATTTGCTAACGATCGCATCGCGAGCCTTGTCAATGGTATTTTTGTTGTTCTTACCAAAAATAATGAAAACAACGGATGTAACCACTACTCCAGCAACAGCACCAAATATAAATTCAACCATAATGCACCTTTCACTAAAATTGGTTCAGTAACTATTACTGACCAGAAATTCTACGTCCAAATTGGGCAGAAATTGTCTGCTTTTGTGCTTCTATTCTATTGTTTATTCGCGAATCCATTTCCGCCCTGAAGGTATTTCGGAATTCGATTGCATTACCATTTTTGGCATAATCAATCAATTTCGCGACATTATCGGCGGAAATCGTTTCGGGCGAATTCGAATATTCTTGGGATTGTTCTGTACTCATAATAATTATGTATGCTTATGAATTCGCGGCTGTCTTATTCTTATCACGAATAGACTTCAATCGTGCTTGCAATACCTTAACATCGCTATTAGTAGCCATGATAAAGTAATTCTTGGTATTGTCGCCCATGTACTTACGCAATTGATATCTGTCCCCAACTTTGGAAATAGAGTATCGTACTTCTTCTACAATAAGACTTTCTACAATGTTTTCACCGGCCATAATTTCAGTCTCCCTAACTGTTTCTTTTTTGTTCCCGGCCCCGTCCTTTTTTTCTGCTGGCGCGTCCGGAACAACTGTTTTCTTGATCTTGACCTTTGTACCGCCCTTGTCGGCATTAGCCCATTTCTTTTCGTCAACCTGGGAATCTGTAGTAGGTTCGAAAAATCTTCTAAACATGACAGCAGGAATAGCCTTAACCGACTTCATTCCCTTAAAGCGAATATAGACCGACAAAAGATTATGTCGGTCTTTGAAAGGATTCGAATATTCGCCTACGTCACCTTTTCGCCATTCGATGCCTTGCCATTTACCGCGGTTAAGGGCTTTATAGTGACCAACGAGAGCATGTTTGTCGTGATCTCTACGCGGAATAGATTTTTTGATAGATTCGAATAGTTCTGAGTTTTTCATACATCTATTTAGTGTTTTATAGATAGCGCGCGAAATTATCTGAGGTCGGCATCAAACCAAATTCGAGGCTGAATTCGATAAATTGGACCGGTTGGAATTATTCTATCCCGTCGGCTATTCCAATTTTCTTCATCGCGAACATAATCTTGAACCTCTTTGGGTTTCCGTGGAAATACAGGTGCTTTGGAATTTGATTGTCTTCGTGAATTCCGACGAATTTCTTCTATCTGGTTATTTGCCTGATTCAAATTTGATTCCAGAGTAGATACTTTATTACGCAAAAAATAAATATCATCATTCATGCTGTTCAAAACAGTATCCAAATTGCGTAGTTGTCTATTGAGTGATTCAATTTCTCTCGTAAACTTCGCAATAACATCACCAAAACTTGATGATGCCGGCTTTTGACCGGTGCCGGGTACGAAGTTTGAAGACCCAGGGCGATCAACTTCGCCGGAAGCTCTGGAAATAAGTAATGGGCGGACCTTGCCTTTATTCGATTTCATTTGTTTCCTCTATGCTCGGGTGTACCTTAAGGTTAACGGTACCTCTAAACCATAGGACCATGACCTCTCACCCAGGCAATACATTATATCGATTTCGAAAATAAAGTCAAGTCCTAAATCTACGATTGTATTCTTCGTCTCTGATTCCGGTATCGCCAAACCCAATAAGCATAAAATAATTCCCTAATAGTGCAACCTATTTAGGGATTAGCAGAGACTTACCATTCGATCAAAACAGTTTCAAACGACATTTGTTCGTTTTTGGTTTTTAGATCGGGGAATTCAGCAAAAATGTAGCGACCGATTTCTTTAATCCAGCCGGGAATCTGATTACTGTTGAAATTTACCGGTACTCGCAAGTACTGATTTTCGTCGATCGGTTCGGTCGAATCTACCATTTCGGGAATTATGACCTGTACAAACCCGCGTCGCCGATCCGGTTGACCGTTCAGCCAGACAATGAATTGTAAAAAATCACGGGTAATACCGTCTTTTTCTTTTTTGTATTGTCGAGTATTGATGTTGTATTTGTGTTCGATAAAACGAATAATGTCCCAAAAAGAATAATAAGGCTCTGGGCAAATTTTATTGGGTTTTTCCATTTTTTATGTCTTCGCAATTTTCTAGAACAATCGTTCCCGATCCTGACAATTTTGCAATCCAAAATTCTTGGGGTACATACTTCACTATCTTAACTTTTCGATCTTTTTTGAGAACTTCTCGTAATTCTTGTTGAGAGTGTATCGCGATGTTTTTTCCGGCTAACACGTACACCGATTTTGGCCACATCTCAGATTCTAGATCAAACTCGGAACTGTCGAATGTCGAATCAGAACCCTTCTTCGATCGTGCTTTTGTATTCTTTTTCGCCATGTTGTTTTGCTGAAATTGCTTCCATTAATTCGGGGATGCTTTCTATCGGATAAACATTGTTCATTTGAACGTGGGCCAAACCGACGCAAATTTTCCAGATTTCGTTTGAAGAAAAAACTCTGTTTCCTTCTATAAAAGAAATCCAAACAAAATTGAACGGCACTTTTAGATAATGCCGCAAACGCAACAGTTTGCGAAACCAATGACATTCCTGATATGTTAACTCAGAATGAAACATAACGGAAGTAGCAGGATTCGAACCTGCGGGGCTTTTTAGGGCCCGTCACCTTTCCAAGACCGTGCCTCGAACCGGACTCGGCCATACTTCCAAAAGCGGAGTGTACAGGATTCGAACCGAGTTATGTGATGTACGATATCACCGGGTCACCGACAACTCTTCCGAAACCGATCTGCGACCGTATTTAGTTCACCGGCCAGATGCAAACTGCGGGAATGGCTTGGGCAAAATCATCGTCCTCGTCCGGACCAATACCGAAATCTGATTTCAATTCCTCCTCTGTTCCTTCGTAGAATTCTCCGGCCCAAGAAGTTTCTGGGAAAAACAATCCTTCTCCGGACAAATCACTAGAAATTGGAGAGAATCTATTGCCTTCAGAATCGCAAGCGACGATCACTAGGGCTTCCGGGTTTAGTTTTTGCAACAAAGATACCAATTCTTTAACCTTCATCGTTGAACTCCGTATTATCTGCTGGGGATGGCAGTTTCTCGGGCGAGAATATTGACACCAAAATAGCAAAAAAATTAATCGCAACAAAAATAGGCCAGAAAATCAAAAAGACGATATTTTCGAGCGTGGAAGAGTTTTCTTCTGGTTTGGGGGTGAAACAAATGATCGACAAAACGACGAGACCAAAGAGATAGTATTGGAAAAAAGTTGTTAGCATTTAGTTTGCAGCCAAGCGAGAAGGATCGGTGGCATCCATAATTTCCGATTCTGCGGAATGCCAGCCTAGAAAAATTTTGGATTCCTGTTCTGGATCGTTCCATTTTTCCTTCGAGTACTTTTTAAGGTCTCCCAAAGAAACTGTACCTTCCATGTATGCAACATATCCAAAATGGAAAGGTTCTGGCGCACCATCGGAAAGTTGATCGAGCAAAGATATCGTTACGTTGTTCATGCTGTACTCTAATTCCATTTTATTCGCAAATCAAGTGCCTATTTCAAGTTTTGTCATTTTTTCATGTTACTCGAATCGGCATTTGTGATTTTGGTTTTGAGGAGTTTGGAATTACCGAATGAGTTTTACGAAAAATATCGCACCATTGGGTTGCCGATCGACCATTATTTTTTATTCGTTAGCAGATTCACTATGTTTTGGGCATGGTCCTGCTTTATTTCTGTGACGAACTGACAAGAACCATCTCTAGAAACCCAAATTGGTGTTTCCCACAAACTGCGATAACAATTTTTCTTCGTATGCTCTGACACCTCGTTCATATGCTTTTTTCTCTTCTCCGGAAAAATTAGACCCAGACAAATAATCTTCTGACAAATCCATTTTTTGATCGATGGCACTAAATCGGGAATCGACTTGCGTTTCGTGATAGTATTTGGCATCGGCAAACCCGCGCTTGTATGCCGATTCTACTGGGTTGACGATTAATGGAATTTGAGGAACCTTTGCGTATTTTTTATTTTTAATCATGATCTTGTCTTTCTTCTCCAGTCGGAATCAATAAAAGAGATATCGCTGAGTTGATTTTCCAAATCAAGCAGAGAAAAGACCCCGCCCGAGGCAGTTAAATTCGTGTACTTGACGGAATACTGGAAATCAGAACACTGAACACCATGTTCAGTAAGATGTTGCTTGACTATGCCCTGTAATTTTCCCACGAGAGATTCGAGCGTTCCTTCGACGCACGCCGGAAAGTTTTTTCGCAAAGAAAATCCGGAATCGCGGTATTTATTCTGTATCTTCATGCAATCATCGTGATACCTTACGGTATGCTTGTCGAGATCCGGTACATATGTTAATTTCGAGATCATTCCTACGAACATGTTCGCGACCCTTTGTTTACTCTAAAATATTGCTGAGTGCTATTTTATTGAATTTGTCGAAGAACGGTGTGCAAAAAATCCGACCGTGAATATTCAGATAGTTTTGCCAAAACAATTTACGTTTTTTCAAATATGCAACCATATTTTTGTTCAAAACACCGGAATATTCATTGTAAATCTGCATGTTTGCTTTTTCGGCAAGAATAGCAGAAGAAAGGTTGAGAAGATCAATGTCTTTAATCAATTTTTCGATATTCGAAACTGGAACTTTTTGGGGATCGGTAATCAAAATCAGATTTACAATACTATCGATGTACTTTTCCGAAATATTCAATCCAAGCAAAATTTGTTTGCAATACTCGGCAGATAAAGATTCGTTCGTATCAGTTTTTGATTCTTCGGAGGATTGCACATGGTATACACAATCATGAAATGCGTATGCCACAACTAACATATGCAATTCGACCGGGCTAACGTAATTATGGACAAACAAAGATTGTTCGTTCACGAGGTCTCGAATCGCTGTCAATCCATCGACGACATGTTGAAAGGTATGATATGATCGAGGATTACCATACCCATCTACCGGACTTTGATACTTTGCGATTAGGGAATTAAGAATGTCTGGGTACAAATGACGATCATCGCCATTTTGGATTCCGCTGATTTTGCGCAAGTACCGCAAAGACTGATAGAATTGTATATGTACGGAATCGTTGGGTTCAAAAATGTCTACTACGGATGAATTTTGAGTTGTCATGTTCCCGCCTTTTCTATAGAACAATAATACCAATGAACGACGAAATCAAGAAGATTGATTTGGTGGGTGCATTTTTCGATGCAATTTGTACAGAGGGTTTTCGCGAACTCGGAAATTCTTAATCCCAAAAGGTTCAACCATAGACAGCCCATTATGCTCGTCGAAAATGTTTCCACGAGATGCAAAATCTGTGTTTCGTATATCGCCATTGATCCGATCGATGAGACAGAAGATTCTTTTTTGCCCGATATGTTCCATGATGATTTTCATGTAACGAGGGCGCCCTTTGTTTTGAACGTAAAAAGTTGGTTTATCGATGCCGTATTTTTCGCAGAATGAATATGTAATTTCGCGAACTGAGTAAAGCCAATTGCGTATACGATCCCAAAAGTCTTTCCGAGAAAAACTTTGGTAACTCATGAGTTTGAGCATTTGCTTGCCAGTGAAGTATTTTCGAGATTTCATTAGAAAAACAGTTCTCGTCTATTTTTTTTAGGAAGAGATTTCCCGTGTTTTTCCAGATTTACTTCATCACATTGCATTCCGAAATCTTTGTTGCCGTTGTATTCTTTGCGGTCGTTCCATCCAGTTTTGCAGTGAGATTTCATCCAAGGAAAAGAATAAATCTTAAGACCTTTTCTCATTTTGGGCCACAATTGAGAATTTTCTTCGAGGTGTTCTTTCAATCCCGGTTTCGACTGGAAAAAATGTTTTACTTTCCGGTTTTCGGCCCTAAACGTACGCTTTCTTCTCTTGCTTTTCGTTGTGATTTTAACCATGATGTTATTTATTACCTCATACCATTTTTGAAGCCATTTGCGCAAAAACCTCAGGCAAAGAAATCGGCTTGTAATTTGTACAATCGACCCCTACGTCGAGACACAACTTTTTAGGATCGTGAGTCAATTTCCCTAGTGTGTGGCTGTGCAAATGCCAAGCACCATCATTCATTCTCGGCCAGATCAACAGCGGATAATGACACAATACAACATGTTTTCGCATTCCAACAACGTTTAGTTGCAAATGAAATATTTGATGAACTTCCCGAAACAGGCTTTTTTCGTAACCCAGATTTTTGTCCATCGGTCCCTGAATCAAAAAAATGTTGTCACATTCTATTTGATTTCTCCACGACCTTGCTTTACCAAAAGCAAAATTTCCTAGATGAAACAGTCTGTCTTCGGGTTTAACGACTCGGTTAATGTTAGCGATGAGCCGAGTGTTCATTTCCTCGACGTCCAGATATGGGCGGTTTCGGTACTCTATAATGCTTTTGCGGTTAAATTGTGTGTCGGCAATGAACCAATCCATGTTATTTTGCAGCCTGCATTGTGCTTCGACCGTCAAACAGAATATATTCGAGTAAAGCCATTCGAATCTCCTTAAAGGTATCGGTTCTAGGAGAAGTTAACGGCCGAACCCGCATACTTCAATAGTCAAAATCACTTGATTTGATCATGAATTCTTTTCGGCGCCTCGACAATTAAGTTACCATTCCAATATCGCATAGTTGCCTGGTCTCCCCATGCTTCTGGTTCAACAGTTTCTTGAATAAGACTCATAATCTCTTCGACATTATTCTGTCTTGTTCGTTGACCAGTTTGAGGAGGGTCTCGAAACGGACCGCTATAATTATTCAATATGCTATTAAGATCAATTTCTGGCACATCGGGAAAATCTCTCGGTACAAACTCAAGGTCTTTGATATTGTAAATTATAACATACCGTTCGTCATCCGGAACCTCATTTTGTGGTCCCGCTCCGCCAAACAAAGCCGCTACTAAAGCAAGTAATCCGAACATCCCTATTCTCCTCGACAGTGTATGAAGTATGTATATTCGCAGGATCATCGACTCTCGGCCTTGCCGTTGCTAGCCCTTTCGATACATTGTTCGCCAAAATTGATTAATTGTAGTTCTCCACTTTCATTTTCAACGATTGCATTGCAATTGCTTAAATCTGTCCAGCATCCGCAATTTATGTAGTGGCGATTATTGACGAATTTCATTTCTGCGTGGTGAATATGACCACAAATTATTCCGTAGCAATTTTGATCCGACGCATATTTTGCAACAGCATCGGAAAAATGACTTATGTAAATGGTTGCTTTTTTAACTTTACATTTCACATATTTACTCAATGACCAATATTCTAAACCACAAAGATTTCTAATTCTGTTGTATATGCCGTTAAGCCATATCAAAAATTCATATCCGTGATCGCCGAGTTTTGAAATCCAAGGAGAATATCTCGTTATGAGATCAAATTGATGCCCGTGAATTACGACGTACTTTTTTCCAGAAGAAGTCGTATGAATTACCTGTTCGCAAAAATGAATGTTTCCGAACGTATTATGCTCATCGATGAAATGGGACAAGAATTCGTCGTGGTTGCCGTACACATAATTTATTATACATCCTTTTTTGGCGATTTTCAACAATCTTTGTATGATGTTTATGTGTTTTTGACCGGCCTCTGCTCCAAGAAATCCGGATTGCTTCATTCTCCAGATATCAATAACATCTCCTACAAGATATAGTTTTTCGAATTCATTTTCTTTGAGAAACCGGTAGACGAGATCGACTTGGCTTTTATTGCATCCGAGATGTAAATCTGATATAAAACATGCCTTGTATTTCATTTTACACCTATCAGGTAATCAGTGAATGTCGTCGTGCAATTTTCCCACGAAAAGATTTTTGCAAGTTCGATTGCATCTTTGCTGTTTCCGAACTTTATGGCATTATCGAGACACTGCTGCAAATCTTCTCCAATAAAACATGATCTTTTGGCTAATTCTGGACTAGTCTTTGCTATGTCGATTGGTCCTGGTTCCGGATAAGCGGCAAATGGAACTCCGCAAGCCAGAGATTCGAGAAGAACCAAACCGTACGTATCGCTCCTGCTGGGAAATACAAAAACATCACTCTCAGAATACAACCTAGCAAGTTCTTCTCCGGTTTTTACCCCGAAAAAGTGTATGTCTGAATTTTCTTTTTGTAGTCTTGAACAAATGGGCCCATCGCCGATAACTATTTTTGTTCCTTCTGTTTTCAAATCGACAAAGGCCATCATGTTTTTTTCGGCCGAAACCCTCCCGACATATGCTACTATAGGCCTTTTTAGATTTGAAGATTTCGAATAAGGCTTGAATACCGACAGATCGACACCTCTGGGCCAAACGACGACGTTCTTAAATCTCTTTTTGCCCAGTATTTCCTTCATTGAGCGGGTTGGCACAAGAACTCGGCTTGCTTTAGAATGAAACCATCTCAAATATGCGTATGTTATGCCCAACGGAATACAATGCATCTTTTTGAGATATTCTGGAAATCTTGTATGATATGAAGTAGTAAAGGAAATTTTGTGCTTCAAACAATAATTGCGAACCATCAGCCCAATTGTTCCCTCGGTGGCCACATGTACATAATCAGGCGCACATTCTTTCGAAAATAAAGATTCGATAACTTTTTTATCTGGTATCGATATGGAAATTTCTTTGTAGAACGGCCAGCGAAAGTTTCTGAAATTGTTTGGAGTCAAAAATACAACTTCAAAACCCAGTTTTTTCAATTCTTCGGCCGTGGTGTTTAGAGTGCGCACTACCCCATTGACTTGTGGATACCATGCATCTGTGGCGATTAGTATTTTCTTCATTCGCGAATATTTATGAGCAGCCAACCAGGGTCTCAGAAGCGTCGGAAGCCCCTAGGATCGATTCTGGCGGGCCCGCCGGGCCCGGCTCGTCAATGTCACGAAACGGGCTGAAATTCACCAGAATCGATCCTTTTGTTCGGGATCTGTTCATATTTTCTTCGTCGTCACTCTCTAGTCGATTTTTCTGGAAATAGTCGGCCGCCGCATCGAATGGGGTCGAATGCCGGAATTCGGCCGGTTAGTGCCTGGTCGCTATAGATGTCATATACCATATATCCACAATTGCAGCGTGTCACCGATATACGATCAATTATAGAATGAATTCAGTGGCTGTAAATGAGACTCGCGACGATTGATTCATTGATGAACTTTTCGTTTTTGGCCGCGATAGTAAATCCTATGTCTGCTGGTATTCGCAGAGAAGAATTTATTGATTCCTGAAATCGTTTTATCGATGATTGGATAAACCGTATTATCAGTCTGAATTGCAATGTGGTCGTTCGTCATTTTTACGAATCCTGCTTTCTATTGAATCTTCAATAAATTTCGAAAGTTCCGGGTCTTCGATCGCAGCACGAATTTCTCCCTCCGAAACACCGGCATGAAGTAAACAAACTACACCTATAGCCACGCTTTCCAAAATACTAGTATAGGTACACTTTTTTTCATTTTTGGTGATGCTAACCGTATGCTTGCAAATTCCAGACCTGTCTACAGTTCGAACCAGTGAGTACTCGTAATAGGTCAATTCCGACGAATTCTTGATCTGTCTTTCCAGAGATTGCGCATCCTCAACCGAGCGTACAAAATCCTTGTCATGATGCCAGTCCGGCGCCAATTGATTCTGGTCGTTTGTATTGTGCAAAGCCCAATCTACATCGATTTCCCAGAAGCCCTTGCGAACTTTGAACAGCCTGGAATGACCTCCTCCAGGTTTCGCCATGTCCATTGCATCTGCTTGTTTATAGGTGATGCGTTCGGGTTTGGTGGAAAGAAAAATATGTTCAGCGATAAGGAGATTGAGTCGCATTTGTTCCTTTTCTTCGCCCGGCCCCGGGCCCAGGTTTCGTCGTTTTCGTCTTTGACAACGACGCGACGAGAAGAACATCAAGACCGGTGTCAAACGCTGCCTGGATTCGAACGCTTCATTTCCTTGTCGATCACCAGTGCGTTTATCGCGGCGTGGTTCATTTCTTCACCTCAGTAACTACTTGGCTGCCATCGGCAAGCGTGTTGACGACGTGGGTTCCTGCGGCATGGGCTTTCACTCCATTGTCGAAGCCACGGTCATA